GTACGCCTCAACAGTTACCTGTGGGCTATCAGACACCCTCGTAGCCGGCGGGCCACCAGTACGCAACACCCGCACAAACGACGACGCAGAAGACGCCCTAGTCCCAACAGGAACACCAAGCGCGCCCGTCAAAAACGTGCACAGCAGGTCCTCAATATCCGGGAAGGTCAACGACTGAAACACCGTCACCCCCGCCCAGCATCAAGAGCCCGAGTCAACGCACGGTCCTTAGCCTCAGCCCTACGCGCCTTCGCCGTCGCCGTAATCACCGAAGCACGGGCACGGTTAGGACCGACCATTGAAGACGACTCGAACCCGGCGCCAGCAGCAGCAGCGATCCGGTCAGCCTTCGCCTTCAAGAACGCCCGAACCTCCGAAGATTTGAGGATCGACTGAGCCCCGGAAGTGTTCATCCTGACCTGGACCTTAGCCATTGTCAGACCACCTCTGCATCAGAAACTTAGTACCGTTCATGCGGCCGCTAGGCGACTTCCACCGCTCCGGCTCACCAATCACGCTGAACACCCCGGACGGTAGTCTGATCCTGTCCGAAGCCAACACATCAGCGTCATAAGGTCCGTAAGCGGTCCAGTCAGCCCGCACCGCATCACGGTTCTGCAAATCCTCAACAGACGCGCCAGGCTGCAACAGCCAGCCGGTTAGCACGACTTCCGCAGCGTTGTCCCAATCCGATACCAGGGAACCGTGGTCAAAAACGAACGGAGCCCGAATGCGGGTAATCGTGTCCGCGCCCCGAATCATCCGATCTCCCAAGCGTTCAACGGCGAGACGTAACTCCCCGAAAACGGCGAACTGGAAGGGATCATGTCGATAGTGAACGCGCCCTTACTGGCACCAGCGGCGGAGAGTAGGGCAACCTCTGAATCAGTCACCCACAGAGCCCCCGGCTGGTCACCGCCGTAAGTCACCGAGCCGGTAAACGGGCCAGTGCCTTCCTGCCGCTGACGCACACCCTCCGGGTTACGGAACACCCGCTGAACCATCGCAACAACAACGTCAGTGACGTTCCCGGCAAGGTCAGGCTCAACAGAAGAACCGGCATCCATACGCCCCTGAAGGTCGGGGATCTTAGAGCGGAGCAGCCTCTCAGCCTTATCCACCCAAACCCCCACAAGGGCCAGGTTGGTTGGCGCGTCATTACCGATCCACGCATTTACAACTTCATCAGCGGTAGTCCATGCCATGACGCGCCCCCAGCCTTACTTTTTGGTGTAGCCCGAATCGAGAAGCGATTCCAGAATCGAATCAGGAACCGAAGTCTCAACGCCGGACGGACCAACAACGGTTGTGTAACCCTCAGGCGCGGGCGCAGCCTCAGCCTTCAGGTCATCGGTAGTAGTTGCCTTCTTGATCGCCACTAGAGCCTCCTAGGCTGCGTTGGTGAACTTGACGAAGCTGGAAGGATCGTTGACGAGGAACCCGTATTCAGCCTCAGCCAGAATGGCTACCAGGTTGTTCTCGAACAGCGACACCAAGGCGCCGTTGATCGTCACAGCGGCCTCGGTGGACACCTTGTAGGAGATGCCACCAACAGCACCCCAGGCAGCCTGTGACCAGTCGCCAGCGAACCCGTAGGTCTTCGAAGTGGCGTCGTAGATGCCGTCACCGATGAACGCCTGACGTCCAAGCAGCCGGCCCTGACGGACGGGGCCGGCAGTCTCGGTGAACGGTGACTCAACGAACAGCGGACGGTTCGCGGTGTCCTTGGAACCGTTAAGGACAGGCTCGAAACGGTTGTCGAAAGCCCAGCCGGTCAGCTTCTTGCCAGCGTTCACAAGAGTGGACAGGCCCGCGTTCAGGTCGTCATAGACGGCGGTGAAAGCCGGGGTGGTGCCCGTGAACTCCTGAGTGCTGGAGCCCGTAGCGAGGTTCGTAGCGAACGGGGAGTTAGTGCCATAGAACGCTGCGGAGTCGAACGCGGTAGCGAACGCTTCAGCGATCTGCGGGCGAAGCAGATCCATGTAGCCGCCGGGGTTGGCGCGGACAACCTCAGCCGAAACAACGGCAATGGCCGTCAGCTTCTTCGGGTCCATAGTCTTCAGAGCAATGCTGCCCTTAGACGCTGGCTTCTGGGCGCCTTCAGCGGTCCACCCGGCGGCGATCTTGCCGGTAACAACCGGGATCGACTGGCCGTTGATGCCAAGGGGCACCTGCGGGGCTAGCTGCTGAACCACGGAGACCTTAGCGGCCTGCTCGAAGATAGCGGCGGACTGATCCCGGTTCAGGAACCCGGAAAAGTCGGAGGTCTTTGTTGCGGCAGTGATTGCCATTTGATTCTCCTAAGAGGTAGCGGCCCGCCTAAGCGATGCCGAGAGCTTTTCTCAGTGCCGACTCGATGCCGTCACCGTTCAATGCGAGGCTTGGGCTTCCGCCTTCGCTGGGGATGACAAACTGCGCCTCAGACTGTGCCGGCGCGTTCGCTGTAATGAGTGCCTGAACCTTCGCGGCAGACGCGGCAAGGGATTCCGCATCGCTTCCATGCACCAGATCGTGGTATTCCTCCGGGATGCCATGCTTGGCGATCACAGCGAGCCGTTCACGGTCGCGCTCAGCCGACGCCGCACGCTCCTGAAGGGCTGTCAACTGTTCCTGGAGCTTCTGAGTCTCGGACTTCTTCGACTCTTCAATCTCCGCAAGCTTCTGGGCTGCGCCGCTATTCTCTTTAGCGCGGGCCTCCCACTTGCGTGCCTCCGTCTTCCAGTCCGTAGATTCCTGTGCAGGAGCCTCGGCCGGTGCGGCGGATACTGATGCGGCCTCAGCCGCGGCAGTCTCACTCATTACTGTTTCCTCTCCCATGCGGGAACGCCCATCGTGCCTGTGCAGACTCTCAGGGAACCGGATATTGAATTACGCCCGTGCGGGCTTTACTTAACTTCCAAGTCATGACGAATCGCGGTGGCGATCATCCTGGACTTTTCCTTGGAAGAAACCTGTTTTCTGCCAGAATCAACCCACTTGTAGCGGTTCTTCAGTGAGCCATCTGACGCCTTGAACGTTTCCGTCTCGAGCGTCAGCCCGGCATTGATCTTGTCTCGAGCCGTGGCATAGGAATCGAAATACTTGTCGGCTCCGGCCTGCATCTCAACGTGCGTGCCCTTGTAGACCTGAACCGCACGACATTTGCAGTGGTCGTGGAAGTCCTGACCGATGGAGCGTGACCCGCGGGCCTTGATCCCCTTGCCCCGCCCTTTGATACCTTTGCCACGTCCGGCACCAACGGGCACGCCCCGACCTACCACACCGGTAGCAGCATCCTCGGACGAATACACGGCGCCCCGACTGGCGAGCATCCCGCAAAACCCGCAACACCCAGGCTTAGGCACCCGCTGAAACCTTGGCTCGGCCGGGTCGTTAGCGGCGTTGCCGTAAATCGTGTCCGCAGCAACCTCAGACAGAACCGACGTAAGCCCACCGGCAAGGATTGAGAACATGAGCGCGTTAGCAGCCTGCTCAAACATGGCAGGCTGCGTAGCGAACCCAACAAGCCCGTTCCAGCGCGGAGTCTCAACGCCGTCCAGAGTGTCAGCAGCAAATGAGCCGTCAACGCCGGCAGCCTGCCGAACTTCCTCATAGAATGAGGCCGATATCTCCGACGAAGCCACAGCGTAGGGGTCAAATAAGGCAGGAAACGCATTGAACAGGACGCGCTTCGCCTTGTCCTGATCCATGCCATCAACCTCAGCTAAGAGGGCGCGAAGATCGCCCATCGCCGCCGTTGAGAGGCTATCCAAGGCAAGGTCATATCCGTTAATGACCGACAGTGCCACCATTAGGCAGCACCAGCACCGCGCTCAGCAGCAACCGCAGTCACCGCAGGGTCAGAGGTTGCCGCAGCCAGCCTGTCACCGATACCAGAAACTAGCTGCGACACGGAAGCGCGCCGTTGGTCAGCCTGGAACCTGACAATCTGCTCACGAGTCAGGCCCGCGTACTCCATGCCAACCTCAGACGCACCGAAACCATCAATGGAAGTAGCGAGCTTCGAGAACGCATCAGCACGGGCAGACGGCGACACAATAGCCGGGTCAGTGAACTGCGCCGACAACGACCGCAACTCATCCGGAACAACATCCAGACCGTCACGCAACCGCACCGCAAGATGCATCGCCTGCGTAGCCCCATAACCCCACATCGCATTAGCGTCACGGGTCGTCGTAATCAGCGTTTCCTTCGCCGCGAAAATAGCATCAGCCGACGACGGGTTAGACGAATCAGCGAACTTCACTTCCAAGTCCTGATCATCAGCAAAAAGGTTCGCCCACATCCGTAACTGGTCAGTGTGCGGCTGCGGGGAAGCGCCCGTGAACCTATGCAGATCCGGCTTATCCTCGCCGTCCTCAATGTCCATCGCCTTAATCCGGCCCATAAGCGCTGTCCACTTGTCGTCACCAACAAAGGACGACACGTCAGCGCCGAACAGGTAATACTCCGGCGCTGCATAGAACTCTGAGGACACCTCAGCCCGGACAATCGTCCGCAGCGCCGAATCCGCGTAACCCATAGCAGCCCGAGTGATCCGCGAGTGACCAAGCGGCCGACCCAACTCATACTTATGAACCAGCGGCGCCACAGACACGACTCCAAGCGGGTTGCGCCGAACATCAGCCACCCACCTACCAACACCCTTCGTTAGGGTGACCACCTTCTCCGGCGTGTGCATGATCATCTGCGAAATCTGCTGGGCATCATCCACATCAACTACCGACAGGAAGCCCTTCAGCGCCCGTTTGCGGCGGTCCCAGATAGCAGCCGAACTATCAGCCGAACGAGGCAAAACAAGGACGCTAGGCTCGCCCGCAGCAGTGTCGCCCTGGGAAACCGTAAGGAACGAACACCCATGCACGGCCGACGAAACAGCAGCAGCCGGGAACTCCACCAGGAAGCGGTTATCCCAAAGGATCCCCTCCAGATCGAAGGGATCATCCGCGCCGTCTGTCGAAACGAACCCCTCGAACTTCGAGCGATCCGTCACCGCATGAACACCCTTAGCGATCCACCCAAGAGCAGCCTCAATAGAGCGCATCTTAGGCGGCAAAGAGATCCCAAAGTCCTTCAGTGGGGCGGCGCCGTCATAGTACGTGGAGCGCACTAGGTTACGGGGCCGCTTAGCCTCCCAAACCTGCACCAACTCGCCCAAAAGAGCGGCATCCGAATGATCAAGCGCAAGCTCAGCACCGGAACTGATCACAGGATCACCACCTTTCGTTTAGCAGCACTCTCAGCGCGGGGTTTCTTAGCGAACTTCACAGCACCAAAGTGGGCGGCAGTAACAGCCATAATATGAGTCAGGTCAATATCGAAGGTTTTGCGGTTCCACTTCCAAGCGCCACCCTCACCAAACTTCTGCTTCACAGCACCAGCCAAAGAAGCATCAAGTGATTCCTGCCCGTAGTGGGAAAGTGATTTGTCCTTCGTAACAGCGTCATACAAACCGCCGCACGCCTGGGCAAGTTCGGCAGGCCCGAGAATGAACACGCGCACATTCTTAGCTTTCAACGCGGCCTCAATAGACCGGATAGGCGAATATGCGTCCATGACCACCGGCACGCGCCGGCCTGCCCGCTCAAAAACCCACTTCACAAGCGCGTCAGTTCCGGACTCCGTGAACGGCGCATCCTCGGCAACCTCAACATGCACGCCCTTATCAGAATGGGCGGCAACACCAATGGTCACCTTCGTGCGCTCCGGATTCATATCCAACCCGAGCGCGGCAAGAGGCCACTCTTCCGGAACCTCATCAAGCGCAAGCTCAGACCAGGCATCAGACGGGATCGCTGCGGCATTCCGTTTCGGATTAGGCCACATATTCAGACGCTCGCGGGCGAAAGACCGCGCAGAGAACTGCTTATGCTCCGTCTCAATCGTGTCAATGTTGATCCGGCGCCCAAGAGCAGGATTAGCAGCAGCCCAATTCTTACGGTCAGCAACAAACTTGATCAACTCATCCGGCGTCATCGCATCAACATCGCCAGCCGCAGAAAACTCAACCCACGCCGAACGCTTATTCTCGCCATTCACCGCGCTATTGCGAACTCGTATGAACGGCTCGCCGACACCTTCAAGATCAGCTGGCGGGGTTCCCATGTAGATAGTTACCGGATCACCCTGCGGAGCCGCAGAGATTGTCGGCAGCAGCGCTTCGAGTTCATGGTCCTGTAAGTCTTGTGCCTCATCCAACACAAGGACGTCAACGGTGAAGCCACGGCCGGCACCCTTAGACCGGGCGCCAACCTCGATAGCCCCGCCGTTATGCAGCTCTACAGCTTCCTGCCCGTTCGTGTTACGGACTTCCTTAACCAAAGCATTGAGCGCGGGAAACTTCGCCGCCGGGTCATTTGCCTTCTCGCCAAAGAAATACTTGATGCGCTTGAACGCCTTGCGGGCCGTCTTAACCTCATGGGCCGTATGCAGGAACTTCAAGCCAAGCTCAACAGTTCCGAAAAGCTCGATAATCTCCAGTGATCCGTTCTTGCCGTTCTGTCTGGGAACGGTCACGCCCCAAACAGAAGAACACCAACGGTCATTCTTTCGCCTAAGCCACGCCTCGCACACAAGCTCCTGCCAAGGATCCGCAACCAGGCCATACCCGGCGGCAAACCCAAGAGCATCCTCCGCATCGAACGACATAAACCCGCGAGGCGACGGGGCAATAAGATGGGTGGGCTCCTGCGAACCAATCACAGCAGCCACTCAATCACCCCGTCTTACGCGCACGCTCCGCACGACGACGCCGCATCTCATCCAAAGGAGAAATCGGAGCATCAGCAGCAGGCGTAACATCAAGCTCGTCAATCTGAATTAGCACGTCCGTGAACTGCCGTGAGAGCGCCGCAACAGCGGCAGGCTGCTCCGCGCTATCCAACTCCACGGCCAAGCGGTCACGCAGGGCCACAAGGCCCGCCAAGCGCCCCTTTGGAGCCTCTTCAGCGATGCTCATATGCGCCTCCGCTCTAAAAATCTGACCTCGGGGGGATATTTGTCGCT